AACTGAAGTTGCCCTGAAAATGAAATTTTTTTGCACAACCGCAGAACTTTTCCGCAGGGCATCAGTCTTAATTAGTGCCACTGCTTTTCTTTGATGTCCCCATTTTGTGGAGCCCATCAACCCCGCCATTTCGGTTCAAGGTTGATGGGTTTTTTGTTGTCTGAAATTTATGCCTTTTAAAATCATGATGTTAGAAGCACTGTTTTTTAACGATGGCGACAAAATGGCGGCAGCGTCAAAGAGAGAGCGCCACCTGTCCTGATTTCATTGGATGCGGCTGAACCGGATTTGACTCTTTTGGCGTTGCAATCGAACGAACAAAAGTTTCATGGGTAACAAAAGTATGGCTGCAGTTAATGTTCTGGCACTGGTTGTAACGCTCTTTGGTCAATGAAGATACCTGAAAACTGCTGCGAGTATGGGCGGCACTTCCACACAGTGGGCAAATCATCATTTTTCGAGCTCTCCCCATTTTTGCTAAATTCACAATAATGATACCGCATTATTCCATTTTGCAAGCTTAAAAGTTCTCCATTGCGAAGAATCATTCCATTTCGAAATCATCAATCCTCACTTCAAGCTCCAGACTGGTCGTAAAACCGTTATCCGGGCTGACAGTATGCGTCAGAGTCGTAATGGTCCATTCCGCATCATCTATCGGCTGTTTAAAGCCACTGACCTTCACAGGCATTTCTGTGTAGAGATCTGCCCGCCCTTCCGCCAGTTGTAGCGAGAATGATGCAACGCCGCGTTGCAGGCGTTCCCACTGCATTTTCGCTGCCCGTTCGGCGTTGCTCCGGTTGGCATAAGTGCGATTAAGTACCAGCACGTTTTCATCCGTACCCACCAGGTAATCGCCCTGCTTCGCTTCCGGCTCTTTCTTCTGCTTCTTAGTCCTGCGCTTACGCTTCACCGTGGTGCTTTCTTTCTTCGCGGGTTCGCGGGTATGCAACCAGCTGGCAATGACGCCCGTGTAAGCTCCGCGATCTGCCAGGGTAAAGCGGTGACTGTCGCCGTCCTTGCGTGTGATAGTGATCACCGGTAGTGGTTTACCGCTGGCGCTTTTACCCTGCCCCTGCCGGATGAATAACAGATTGCCATTTTTCACCGACGCAATAGCACCGTACTGGCGCGCCAGCCGCATCAAAAAACTGCCGTCACTCTCATTAGTCTGGTCTATATGCTCCACGAGTTTATCCGACAAGTCTTCACCCAATGCCATCTTCAGTTTGTGCCGCGCAGCTATTTCCTTCACCACTTCCCCAACGGTGGTCTTGTGCCACGACTTTTCACGGCGGGTATTCAGCGTTTCACGAAAATCAGCACTTCGCGCCCGGATAGTCAGGCGATCCGGTGCGCCAGTGTGTTCAATCTCGTCCACCGTGAATGCCCCTTTCGGGAAAAGCGGCTGTCCCTTCCAGCCCAGCGCCAGCGTAATGACAGCCCCACGGCGCGGCAGCACGATTTTTCCATCGGCGTCGTCCAGCTCCAGATCAAGCTGGTCCGCTTCAAAGCCCCGGTTATCCGTCAGCGTCAGCCCCATCAGGCGGTTGTCCAGCACAGTGGTGATATCCCTGCCTTCAATACTGATGCTGAATGCCGGAGTTTTGTTGCCTTTGTTAAGCAGTTCAGAGCTGAAATTCACGACAGCAGCCCTCCCACCGTTTTACTGATATCGCTTAAGGCAGATGTTGCCGTTCCCTGCAGATTATTCAGTTGCGCACTGAGATCACCGAACATATCGGACAGGGATTCATCCACGCGTTTTAGCGACAGGGTGAACTCAATCCGGCGCGGCATACCGTCGCGGAAAAACTCCGTTTTAGTCTGATTCAGTCCCTCAATCACATACATGCCGTAAATCGTGCCGCTGCCTTCAATCAGGGGCCATGCTTTTCCCTGTTCTGCCATCTGCTCCAGAGCCAGCAACGACAGCCTGCCGCCCGTTACCTCCGGCATAAGAACACCAGAAAGCGTCAGCATGTCGTTGTCCGGTCCCAGAAACTGCGTTGACGGGCGTCGGTTTACCCGGCTGTTTGCCGCATGTCGCCAGCTGCGTTGATACTGCAGCTCCTGATACGGCACGGTGCGCAGCATAAACACGTACAATCCCAGCACCATCATCATGCGTCGTATCCCCCCTGATCGCTGTAGTTACTCCTGGCTTTTGCCTTCAGCCTGCGTTCACGTTCATCAAGCTGGCGGGCCACCTCCCGCGCAATATCCTGCGCACTTTGTCCTGGCTGCGTTTGAATGATGATCTGCATCGGTGCCTCAATCCGTTGAACGGGCGGCACAGTGGCTGCACGACTCACCATCGCTTCACCGCCTTTCGCGGGAAGTGCCAAAGGGTGCAACGGTGGAAGCTCTACTGGCGTAGCAGCAACACCCATCATTCCGGCAACAACGGCAGCCAGTGCAGCTGTATTTCTCCGGCTGGTCACATTTGCCGGGCCGTTAACAATTTCCGGCCCGTTTTCACCGACGATGCCAAACTGCCCGCGCGGGATATACCCGCCGCTGTCATACATCCCCGCAAAGCCATATCCCCATGACGGAAAACCACCCGATGGCATCATCACTTTACCGTCTGCATTCACCGTCGCAGGTTGCTGACGCGTCACGCTTTCCGGCAGTTTCGCCTTTGCGGCCTCTTTACTGACAATGCCAAGTTTCTCCAGCAACCAGGAAACGCCGGATTTCAGGGAGTCCAGCGGATGCATGACCATATTCAGCCCTTCCGCCAGAGCCTCCCCGAATCGTCGCCCCATTGCCGCTGCACTCTGCAGTTCGGCAGAGGTCGACTTAACGGGCGTCAGCAGATCAGTAAACCAGCCCCACAGCGCCTGTACTTTGTCGCCAATCCACTGGAACACAGGCTTAAGCGGTTCGAACGCGGCACTGACAGGACCTGCCGCCGCTTTGAATCCTTCCACCACGCCACCGAGAAATGCGGTGATGGGCTGCCAGTATTTCCAGACAACCAGCGCCACACCCGCCAGTGCAGTAACCACAAGACCTATCAGACTGAGCAGAGCACCTAACAGACCAGAGACGGCATACAGGGCAACGCGCAGCATCGCCAGTGGACCGGATGCGAGCATACGCAGCACCGTGCCTGTGGCAGCCAGTCCGCCGCGTAGTACCGCCAGTGGATTCATAAACATCACAGCAACCGCACGTAAACCGGATAATCCAGACCGCAAAAGTGCAACCGGCGCACCTGCTACAGTTTTCAGGACATTTCCCGTCAGTGATGCCGTGCGGCGCAAAGACGACAACGGCGCAGTAAGTAAACCTGCAGCGTTGCCCGATGAAGCAAGCCCGCGTCGCAGCAGTGCCAGTGGTGCGCCAGCCAGCCAGGACAACGCGTTGCTGGTTCGGGTTACTGCTGCCGTAACGGAAGGTAACGTTTTGATACCCAGCACAGAGAATCCCAGACGGATGACTGCCAGCGGCCCCAGCACTGCAGCCAGCGCCACCGCTAAGGTGCCGAGGCCCACGGTAACGGCAGCTACCACAGCGGCTACTTTCATCAGAGTGCCCGTCAGTTCCGGGTTAGCTTCCACCCAGCGACGCAACGCCCCCGTGACGCTTTTCACCGTGTACAGAATATCCATCAGCGGCTGGCGCAGCGTTTCCCCCAGGCTGCTGAAGGTGTTCTGTGCTCCGGTTTTGACCAGCAACCACTGAGCAGAAAGTGAATCCTTGTTGATGTCGGATTCTTTCTGCATGGAACCGAGCGCATCATTGCCCGCAGTCAGTTTTAACTGGCGCTGAAGTTCCGGCAGGTTGTTTGCCAGTTTCGCTGCGTCATCGCCAAACTCTTTACCAAACAACATGGTCATGGCAGACAGGCGCTTATCCTGTGGCAGCGCATTCACCTTCTCCAGCACCCGCTGGATAGTTCCCATCGCATCCTTCGTCATCTGCTTTTCAATCACTTCTGGATTGAGTTTCAGCAGATTCATCCCTTCAAAGAAACTCTTGCTTTGCATGGTGGCAATGGACAATTCACGCACCATCGCGTTTGCTGCACTGGCTGCAACCTCAGGCGCAGCGCCGAGTGTCAGGAAGGTGGAACCCAGCGCCGCCGCTTTACGATAATCCAGACGGTCAGCCACACCGCCCAGGCGTTGCATGACATCAATGATGTCCGCCCCTTTCGACATGGCGTTATCATCCAGATAGTTCAGCGCATCACCGAGCTGCTCAATATTGCGGGTAGGGATTTTGTAGAGCTGGGCGATTTTCCCCAGACTTTCTGACAGTTCATCCGCTGGCAGTTCAAAGGCTGTTGCCGCCTTTGCCGCCGTGCTGGCGAAGGCCAGCAGGTCACGTTTCTGGTCTTCCCAGCTGTCGTCAGGGTTTGCGACGTTCATGCGCGCACCACCTTCAACCAGTGCGGCGAAGTCCACAGCACCGTTTTCCATCGGCAACTGTTCGCTGGCAGCCTTGATGGCACCCTGCATTTCGTAAAAACGCGCAGTGCGGTTGCCATTATCGTCACGCAGACCATTGACCTGCTTTGCCACACCTTTCATGGCATCTTCCATGCTGGTATAGCTTTTTACTGCCGCCATCACTGGTGCGCCCATTGCCAGCCCTGCAGCCGTGGTGGTGGCTCCGGCACCTGCAATACGATCCCTTACCTCAAGACGCCTGGCGTAAGCCCCCCGGGCGGCGTGCATTTTTCGCTGTTGCTCCCCGACACGTCGTAACCTCGCTTCCTGCTCAGAAAGCTGCCTGTTATAACGCATCGTTTCACGGGTAATGCGGGCCGTCGCACTGGCGCCATCATTAGCTGAAATACCAGCACGATAAAGTTCTGCACGCACAAGCGCCGTCTGCTGCTGCAGCTTTTTCTGGCGTTCTTCCAGGCGCTGAACAGCCAGCCGTTGACGGCCCAGAGCAACAACCTGACGTTGCGAAGGCGGCCCCATCGCTCCCAGTTCCTGACTGAGCAAATTTGCACGCTGGCGGGCATAGTTCAGCCTGTCGCCTAATTTCTGATTTTCTGCCTGCAGCTTTCGGAAGCTGTCCAGACTGCTCCCGGCCTGATCAAGCTGCTTTATTGCATCGCGGGATTTTTTGACAGCAGCAGCCAGTTCTCTTGAACTGGCCTGCGCGGATCGAAATGGGCGGGTGAGTTTGTCAACCGCATTAAGAATCACCTGCAGACGCAGGTTATTGTCACTCATGGCTGGCCCCGCTTCTCTGAATCGCTTTATCCCGCCATTCCAGCACTTCGGTCAGCGGCATAACGTCAGTAACGGATGGCGGCCAGTGAAAGATGGTGGCGATATCAGCCACCAGATCGTCAACCGTCAGGCTGTCGGTAAACCGGCAAGCACCGACTTCTTCAACAAAAAAGTGACAACCTCAACCGACATGGCAGTGAGATCTGCCGGGTCCATCTCTGCAATTTCCTGTGCAGTCAGTGCCGGACTGGAGATGCGGGGGATCACGGTCATCATCGCGTTCACATCCATATCCATAATGGCCTGCAGGCGTGTGCCGCGCAGCGCACCGGACTGCGGTTTACGCAACACAATTTCGGTAATTTCTGTTTTACCGCGCATGATGGGAGTATCCAGTTGAATGGTCTTTTCAGTCTGCTTATCGCTCATTTTGTTGTCCTGTAAATTAGGTTCTGGCGCGGCATTCCGCGCCGTTCAGATACATCAGAGGCCGAGGGCGTTGCGGTGCGCTTCCATCAGGTCCACACCGTCCACAATTTCCACCATGTTGATCAGGTCCACTTCATAGAGCACCTCACCATTGATGGTCAGCTTCGCGTAGCTGTTGGTACTGGTCACTTTGGTAGTGTTGCTTTCGCCCGTCTTCCACTCGCCGGAATCTACTTCTTTGTGACGTCCACGCACCACAAGCTCCACGGCCTGCACTTCCCCGGTATCATCACGCTGAATAGAGCCGGTAAAGCGCAGCTGGATGCCATCCACCGTGGCTTTGCCCATCTGCTTAAACAGCAGCAGTTCAGTACCACCAATGGAAAATTCTGTATCCAGTGCACTGTCATCCAGTCCCAGATCCACATCCACCGCTCCGGGCATACCGCCGCCGCGATACTTCTCATATTTGCGGGTGAATTTCGGCAGCGTCAGCGACTCAACGATCCCCTGCCAGTTGTTCCCGTCGTTAAACAGGTTCAGGTGTTTTAATTTGCGTGGTAAAGCCATGTTGTCCCCTTACGCGCTGACCTGGCTGGAGAAATTCACCAGGTACTGATCGGTGATGCGCTGACGCAGCATCAGGTTTTCAAGTGGCGGCACTGGCGTGTAGTCGTAATCGATGGTGAGTTTCCCGGCTTTCAGCGTGTCTTTATCGTTCACCGACTCGTCCAGCCAGCAATCACCACCAATGAGATAGCCCTGACTGACCAGGCTACGCATTTTGGCGCGGATACCTTCGATAATGTCGCGGGCCAGCGACGGGTTCAGCGGTTTGTCCACCGCCCACATGTGCGCTTCTGCCATCGTGTCCATCAGCACCTGCGCCGTGCGGGTGTAGTTTTCGAAGGCAAAGAGCGGATCATCGCTCAGACAGCGGGAACCCCAGAAGCGGAAACCGTCTTTGCGGATAAGCGTGGTGATATCGTTCTGGTTAAGCAGACCTGCATCGGTTGCCGGGTCCTGCAGATCCCAGAACACATCAGCAGAAATTCCGGTGACACCGTTCACGCCCACGTTGGACAGGCTTTTGTGCCATCCGGTCTGCTCATCAATTTTAGCGCGCAGACCGAGCGCACGGGCGGTGGCATAAGCCGTTGCTTCGGCATTCAGCACCGTGTCCCAGCCAGTAAAGTCGGGCCAGATCAGCATTCCTTCACGCTGACTGAAGTTTTCACGGTAAGTGATTGCTTCCTGCACCGTCTTGCAACCATACGCTGACAGGTAAGCAAATCCACGCAGGCTTTGCGCCACGCTCAGCAACTCAGTAGCTACCGCCTTCGTGTCGTGACCTGGCACGCCGAGAATGCGCGGTTTAACGCCGAGCTGTGACTGGGCAGATAACAGGGCTTTCATACCTGTTTTTTTACCCTCGGCGGTCACTGCGCCAATGATATTGGTTGTGGTTTCTTCTTCCGTTTCACCCTGCGGCACACGCACAACAACGGTCACGGGTTTTGCCTGGTCAGCGATGGCATCCAGCGAACGGGCCAGCGTGCCAGACTCACCCGCTTTACCGCTGGCGGTCAGCACATCAGTGATCAGCACAGGTTTATTAAGAGGAAACATTTTTGCATCGGCATCATCGCCCGTGCAGACCATACCCACGATGGCGGTGCTCACCGTGGTAATGGATCGGGTGCCTTCGTTGACTTCAACAACGCGCACCCCGTGGTGGTAATCCTGAGCCATAGTGGCGAACCTCCTGATTGGATTAGGCTTCGCCCTATGTTGAAGTGGGTAATGACTCCAACTTATTGATAGTGTTTTATGTTCAGATAATGCCCGATGACTTTGTCATGCAGCTCCACCGATTTTGAGAACGACAGCGACTTCCGTCCCAGCCGTGCCAGGTGCTGCCTCAGATTCAGGTTATGCCGCTCAATTCGCTGCGTATATCGCTTGCTGATTACGTGCAGCTTTCCCTTCAGGCGGGATTCATACAGTGGCCAGCCATCCGTCATCCATATCACCACGTCAAAGGGTGACAGCAAGCTCATAAGACGCCCCTGCGTCGCCATAGTGCGTTCACCGAATACGTGCGCAACAACCGTCTTCCGGAGCCTGTCATACGCGTAAAACAGCCAGCGCTGGCGCGATTTAGCCCCGACGTATCCCCACTGTTCGTCCATTTCCGCGCAGACGATGACGTCACTGCCCGGCTGTATGCGCGAGGTTACCGACTGCGGCCTGAGTTTTTTAAGTGACGTAAAATCGTGTTGAGGCTAACGCCCATAATGCGTGCAGTTGCCCGGCATCCAACGCCATTCATGGCCATATCAATAATTTTCTGGTGCGTACCGGGTTGAGAAGCGGTGTAAGTGAACTGCAGTTGCCATGTTTTACGGCAGTGAGAGCAGAGATAGCGCTGATGTCCGGCAGTGCTTTTGCCGTTACGCACCACCCCGTCAGTAGCTGAACAGGAGGGACAGCTGATAGAAACAGAAGCCACTGGAGCACCTCAAAAACACCATCATACACTAAATCAGTAAGTTGGCAGCATCACCGCTCTTTGTTATTAAGCCCACTAACTACCTATGCTAAAAATTATCCTTGTTCTGGGAAAAAGGGAGGTGTCTCTCACTGTACCTCCGATGGAAAATTTGTTTGCAATGATGGAACTATTAGTAAATTCAAAAAAATCTGTACTAAAAACTCACGATAACTTTTGCTTTTATATCTGCGTCTAAAATAAAAATGAGCCGCAGGTTAACCGCAAAAGTTACATGCTCACATAGCAAAAAGAATAGCCAACTTCATTATGGCTTCAGTGAGATGTATGGTCGTAGGATTTCATACATTGACACTGGTTATACATACAGTAAAAATACTCTCTACTGGAGGGCATTTTTTATGGCAGTACGAAAACTCACCACTGGGAAATGGCTTTGCGAATGTTACCCCGCCGGACGAAGTGGGCGTCGTGTGCGTAAACAATTCGCCACCAAAGGCGAAGCACTGGCTTTTGAGCGCCACATGATGGAAGAAACCGAAGCAAAGCCCTGGCTGGGTGAATCAGTGAATCGTCGAACACTGAAAGACGTGGTTGAGCTATGGTTCAAACTACATGGTAAATCTCTGACAGCTGGGCAGCATGTCTATGACAAATTGCTGTTGATGGTTGACGCTCTGGGCAATCCTCTTGCAACCGATCTCACCTCTAAAATGTTTGCCCACTATCGAGATAAACACCTGACAGGCGAGATCTACTTCAGCGAGAAATGGAAGAAAGGAGCAAGCCCGGTCACCATTAACCTGGAGCAAAGCTATCTAAGTAGTGTTTTTAGCGAACTATCCCGTCTGGGCGAATGGTCGTATCCGAACCCACTGGAGAACATGCGAAAATTCACCATCGCAGAAAAAGAGATGGCATGGCTTACCCATGAGCAGATTGTTGAATTGCTGGCTGATTGCAAACGTCAGGACCCAATTCTGGCACTGGTAGTTAAGATATGCTTAAGCACAGGCGCACGCTAGCGTGAAGCCGTAAATCTTACCCGCTCACAGGTGACCAAATACCGAATTACCTTTGTCAGAACGAAGGGGAAGAAAAACAGAAGCATCCCTATCAGTAAAGAGCTTTACGAAGAGATCATGGCGCTTGATGGGTTCAATTTCTTCACAGACTGCTATTTTCAATTTTTATCCGTGATGGAAAAAACGTCTATCGTGCTCCCTCGCGGTCAACTCACACACGTTCTGCGCCATACGTTTGCGGCGCACTTCATGATGTCGGGTGGAAACATTCTGGCCTTACAAAAAATTCTCGGACACCACGATATAAAAATGACTATGCGTTACGCACATCTGGCACCGGATCATCTGGAAACGGCGCTCCGTTTCAATCCTCTGGCAACGCTGCCAAGTGGCGACAAAGTGGCGGCAGCGGTTGGCATTACCCCGTAA